TCATAGTACATAATTCCTCTAAAACATATAATATAGTTATTTGGTGGATTGTTAAACTAATGAACGAGAATAACAAAACCCTAACAGTGTGTCGTGAAACTCTACCATCATTAAAGAATAGTGTTTATTTGGACTTTGTAGAGATAATGAATAAGCTTGGTGTTTATGATCCTAATAAGATGCGTTTGGGTGATATGACATATACACTAGGAACTAACACTATACAGTTTAGGAACTTAGACGATGACCAGAAGGTTAGAGGTTCTAAAAGGGATTATTTGTATATTAACGAGGCTAATGAGGTAAGCTACCCTATTTGGAAGCAGTTAATATTTAGAACTAAAGAGTTAATTGTATTAGATTATAACCCATCAGACGAATACCATTGGATATATGACGAAGTAATAACACGAGATGATTGTGATTTCTTTAAGAGTACTTATTTAGATAACCCATTCTTACCAGAGGAACAAGTAAAAGAGATTGAGAGATTGAGAGAGTTAGACCCTAATTACTGGCGTATTTATGGTTTAGGAGAACGTGGTATGTCAGAAGCTACTATATATAAGAATTGGGAATTGACTGACGAAGAGAAACCAAAAGGCTATAACTGTTATGGCTTAGACTTTGGATTTAATGACCCTAATGCATTAGTTGATATGGTATTAGTAGACGGTCCTGAGCCTTATTTATGGGTAGACGAATTAATATATAAGAATCAATTAACAACACCAGAGCTTATAGAACAAATGCAAGAGATAGGCTTGAGTGATACCAATACTATATATGGTGATAGCTCCAGACCTGAAACTATTCAAGAGATACATAATGCAGGTTTTAATATCCATTCATGTCCTAAAGGTAAGGGTAGTGTTAAGGCAGGTATTGACTGGATTAAGAGGCATAAGGTAAAGATAACTAAACGAAGCATCAATATACAGAAAGAGATTAAATCATATAAATGGAAGGTAGACAAGGATGAAAAGGTATTAGATGAGCCTGTTGATATAAACAACCATGCAATGGACTCGTTAAGGTATGCATTAAGTGAAAAGATATTAGCCATTGAGTATGGATTAACATTTTAATATATACCATTTGAATGAGATAATGTTACAAAAGTTTATAAATATAGGACAAATAAGATATATTTATGGAGTTAAAAATAAGTTTAAAACATCCTGAACTGACCAAACTAGAAAGTTTAAACAAACGCTTAGGACATCATAAACTCCAAGAGACAATGAGATTTATAATTAAAACTTATAAATTAGAATAGAAGATGGAAGATAAAATAAATATAGAAGTATATTTGCTATTTTTGGTAATATGCATATTATTGTTAGGTATTGGTGGTGCTTTGTATTTAAAACAGAATACACAAGCAGAAGAGCTAAAGACAGAGAAAGAGATGAACCAATTAAGGTATTTACATGACAAGTGTATTAATGATAATACTCCAGTGACTTGTAATGAGTATAAAGAGTATGTTAAAGAGCATGGTTATAATTTACAATGCCAGAACGCACAATCATACGAAGAGTTAAAGTCTTGTACTTATTTGTATAAGAAGATTAATCAATAAAAATGAATGAAGAATACATATTAGAGGCAGACGGAAGAGTAAGATACACTTATATTACTGATACAAGTGAGTTTAAGAACGATGAGAAGTTCTTAATTGGTGAGTTCTATAATACATCAGTAACTTATTTAAACGATAAAGAGACAGCTATTAGTCATTTAGAGCAACAGTACAAGAAGACTAAAGAAGAGCTTGATGCAGAGCAGATGAAACTTGATAATATTAAGATTAACGATACCATAGCAGGAGAAGTTAAGGATATTATTGAGAGCATTAAAGATATGATGAAGCAAGTGGATGAGATTAAGGACTTTAGTTTAAATAATTATGAATCAAATAATCCTAAGAAGTTTACTAAGATGATTAAGGCAGCTATTACATTAAAGGAATCTATCAAATTAAAGATGGATGGTATTGATAAAATAGTACAACTAAGTAATATGAAAGAGGAAACTATACCTAAGATTAAGCTCTATACTGAACAGTATGAGAAGATAGGCAGACAACTAGAACAAGTAAAACAGTTGTAAATGGCAAAGAAGAGTAATGAGCAAGAAGCTATTAATAAGGAAAGGTTAATTGATATAGTATTAATCATGGAGTATATTAAGGCGTATGACCTTAATCATGATTTCTTCACTGATAAGGGTGAGGGCTTCCTTGAGGGTCTTGTTAGTTTGAAAGATTATATTAAGTTTGTTAGTAAGGCTAAGTATGATAAAGATGTATTAAAAGCACAAGATATGTACACAAATATTAATATTGAATATAATAGATTAAATAATGAAAATAAAAAATTAAACAAACAAATAGACTATTATAAAAAGTATTGGAAAAAGAAGCTATTTAAGTGGTAATGTTTATAAATAATATTCTTTATAATAATTATATGTCAATTTTAGAATTAAAATCAATACAAGAGCTTAAAAGCACAAATAGTCATTTAAGTAATCAACAATTAACTGGTATATCTGAACAGATAGTGGATAGACAGGACAATGACCCTCTATTTAAGGCTACAGTACCTGAGTTCTTATTTAGACCACCATTCGGTACACCAAGAAACATACACGCTCCATTTCTAAGGGAGATTAGTAAGAATCCATACATATTCTCTATAATTAAAACATTACAGGATGAAGCTGCATCAACAGAATGGGATATAGTAGTTAAGGAAGGTTTTGAAGTAACACCAGAAGACGAGAAGAACAGACAGTTCATTAAAGACTTCTTTACAAACCCTAACTCAGACAATGAAAGTTTCTCACACTTAATAAGGAAACTAATTTGGGACATATCAGTATTAGACTCAGGAGTAATTGTTAAGGTATACAATAAACTACAGGAGCTGTTACAGATTAGAGTAATTGACGGAGCTAGTATTAATAAGAACCCTGACCAGTACGGTAGTTTAAACCAGAGAGCTGATTATGTACCTTTAAACATATTCCAAGTAGCACAGTCTGATACTACATCAGCATACAAACAACTAGAGACACAGTTCAGAAACCAGTTTGATACTATTGCTGCATATTACCAGTTTAGTACTACTGTAATGAACTCTACACCAATTCCGTTTGGTAAGAAAGAAATTATATATATAATGCAACACCCTAATAGTGCAGGAGTTTATAGTGTAACAAGTCCAGTACAGGCTAGTGTAGATGTAGTATTGAGCCTTATATTTGGTGCTAAGTATCATTTAGACTATTTCATGAACGGTAATGGTCCTGAAGGTATCATTAGTTTACCAGGAGCTAATCAAGTAGTAACTGATGCATTCAAACAAAAGCTTAATGCAACTATCATGACAGGCAGAGACCAGTTTGGTATCCAAAGAAGGGTAGGCCATAGACTACCAGTAGTAGGTAATGAGAACGTTAATTTCACGCCATTAACTTTCCCTAGTAAGGACATGGAAATAATTGAGCAACAACAATGGTTCACTAAAATATTATGGATGCAGTTTGGAGTTACTCCAAGTGAAATGGGTTTCACTGAGGACGCTAGTAAGAATGTTGATGTGAATCAAACTAAAGTTGCAGCTAAGAGAGGTATCAAACCAATCCTAGAAAACATAGCACACCACTTAAACACTCAAGTAATACCAGAGCTTGATGACAAGAATATGTTTGAGTTCAAATGGGACGAGTATGACATGGATGAGGATATTAAAAAGAGAACATTACAAGAACAAGAAATCCGTATGGGCATCAAGAGTTGGCAAATCATAGCAGAGGAAGAAGGACTTGATATTAATAGACTACAAAAGGATAAGGAAGCGAATCAAGAGTTCGAGTTTAGTGCTATGGAAGGTGATGATGATGGCAATAACTTCGGTAAAGATAAAGAAGAACCTAAGAAAGAAGAGCCTAAGAAAGAAGATAAAAAGAAAGTAGAAGAGAAATCAACAACTACTGATAGTGGTGGTGAAGGTATATCTGACACACCATTAGTTCCAGTGGAAACAAAGCCTTTCGCTGGTTATTCCAACTTCCAAGACTGTGTTAATAAGAACAGAGACAAGAAAGATCCTGAAGCTTACTGTGGCGCTATTAAGCAACAAGTAGAGGGTAAGTCTGACTCACCACTAAAAACACCTAAAAAGACTGCTCTAGAAGTTACAATGGACGAATACAATAAGGAGTTTACTAGTTTAGTTAAGTATGTTATTAATAAATCATAATGGTAAATATAAATAAAGAGTTTGATAAGTTACTGAAGAAGTTTTTGCCTAAGTTTATTAAGGCTATTAAAATAGATTATGGCACAGGTTCGGCATTTACTATTGTAGATTCTAAGAGACAAGGTAAAAAAACATCCATGAATCCTCTTGACATGACAAAGAAAGATCAAGAAATCAATATTAAAACCATTGAAGAGTTAGTAAGAGGCGTTAATAATGATATGGCAAGAAATATCAATTATTTACTAAATCAGGCAGTTATAGAGAAATGGAGTAATAAAATGTTGGCAAAAGAGCTCGATGGTGTCTTTGATAAGGATAGTCCTAATTATTTCAATTACAAGAACAGGAATTTGACAATAGCAACAACAGAAAGTTTTAGAATAATGAATACTGGTCAGTTTAATACTGCAAAAAGACTAAAATTCACACATAAATATTTGTTTAATGTTTTAGACTCTAAAACAGGAGCTGATAGTGAGATTGCAGAGAGTAAGTATGGTAGTGAGGATAAGGCTATACCAATAGATAATCCTTTTACTTATACTTATTCAGGAAAGAAACGAGTTTACATGTTACCACCTGATAGACCAAACGACAGAAGTATGGTTATATACACAATGAAAGATGCTTAAAATAATTAAGAAAGATAATATAATTCAAGACGGAGATATATCCGCACAGATTAAAGGAAAACTAATAAAGTTTTATTTTTATAACAAATATCCTGCAGTAATGGTACAAATAGAGAACAATGATCATGAAGTTATTTGGCAAGGAAATCTAGACCAAGAACACATGAACATATATCCCAGGAAGTTAATATCAATACTTGATGATACTAAGATTGAGAATTATTACTTATATCCTGACAGTGAAGATGTTAATAATTTATTTATCAGAATAACAGGCTTACAAGAAGGTCAGAGTATTAACCAGATAAAAGTATTGTACGAAGACACACAAGTGAATATAAGTAATTAAGTTTATAAATATCTTTGTTTGTAAAGTTGTATGGGTTACAAATTTAATCAATTAACAGCACCAGGTACTAGCGAGGTAACCAATGCCCGTAGTATGAAGAGTCATGTATGCCAGTTTGTTGTGGCAAGTATAGATACAAACGTTGTAATACGTTTTGAGGGTTCTCTTGATGGGACGAACTATTTTAATATAAATCCCAACGGAGACACGACAATCACAGCCAATGGAACTTACGCAATAAGTAAGTCTAACATGCCTTTACTTAATGTTAGAGTAGTTTTTGTTAGTGAAGCAGGTGGTACTGCAGCGACAGTAGATGCATTGTATGAAGGGTACGAATAAAGAATGGGAAATCTAATAAACGCAGATTTAGTAGAAGGTTTCACTTATGAGTATGCAATAGTAAAAGATGAAAAAGCAAATGGAAGTCAAAGTGGAACATTTACATCAGGAGCATGGCGGACTAGAGTTTTTAGTGATATTGATACTAATATTGATGGAGTTAGTTTAAGCAGTAATCAGATCACATTACCTGCAGGAACATATAAAATAAATGCAAAAGCTGCAGGATATAAAGTAGGAACACATAGAGCGAAGTTAGTTAATGTTACTGATACTGCAGATGTAATATTGGGTAGTATTGGAACAGCACATTCAGATGGTATGACGATATATTCTTTTGTGGAAGGAGTTTTTACAATTACTGCAGGAAAAGTTTTCGAACTACAGCATAGATGTTATACAACCCAAACTAATAATGGTTTCGGAGGTCCAGGAGCATTATTTGGAACAGATGTTGAGATTTACGCACAAGTAGAAATAATTAAAATAGCATAAAAATGGATAGAAATAGAATAATAACAAATTTAGTGCCAGACATTAAACAGTTCAACCCTGCTTGTTTAGATTTTACAGAGCAAGAAGCAAGAGATAAAGGTTTATGGACAGACGAAAGACCAATGCCAACACCAGAACAGGTTACTGCAGAGGATATACAAATAAAGGCTCATGATTTAGTTACAGAGTATATTGGTAAGAGACAAGAAGAATATCCTTCTATAACAGAACAGATGGACATGCTTTATTGGGATACTGTTAATGGTACAAATGTTTGGAGAACTAAAATTGAAGAAATTAAAACCAAATACCCAAAACCTTTATAAGTTTTATATTTTATAATCTTATTATGACTAAACTAATAGGAACTTTAGCAGGACCTGGTACAATAGATGAAGACGATATTAAACGTCATGAGCATCATAAGATAACATTAAATGTGAGTAATTTTGTAGCTACTGTTACAATTAAGATAGAAGAATTAACAAATCCATCAAGTAATAGCACTAATTTAGACTCACAAGACAGGAGTTTTACTATTACAGAGAACGGTGATACTACTTTTGTTTTAGAGAATCAGAGGATAGATAAATTACGAATTAATTTTGTTTCAGGTGATGCAACCATAAATGCATACTATAAGGGCTGGTAAATGGGAAGAACATATTATTTAAACAGAGGAGCTGCAACAACAAGCAGCAGTGGTAGTGGTTCAGTTAATATACCTGCAGATATAATAAAGGATTATATTACGCATGACCTTGACGAAGCATCAAACCCTATTAGTTATATTGGTAAGCTAAACAATGACGGTGACTGGTTACTTGTTAAGATGAACGAGACATCACAGCTTGATTTAACTTATGCTAACGTATCCAATAATTCAAGTTATTCTACTTATGCTACAGCTTATGCAGCAAGGGCTAGTTTAACTTATGCAGACCTTGACCAATTAACTTTTGATAGTAGTACTATACCAGTGTCATCATCTAAAATAATGGGCGAGAGTTTGATTACTGGTGAGTTCGAGCATATTAACACAATAAATAAAGCTTTACAGGTAATTGATACATCACCAGCCCAAAAACCAATAGACACATATTTTTCTAAAGTAGTTGGTATTCCAAAAACATTAGCATCTAATACTGTAATAGATTCATATACGATAACTATGTCAGCAGGTCATGGATTAATAGCAAATGATGAGTTATTAATCGCAGAGAACGGTAGTGACGTAAAATCATTTAATTGTAAAGTGTTATCAGTAGCAACTAATGTATTAACGTTAGATAGTCCATTGGATAATATTTATACAAGTGCAAATGCTGTAGTTTTAAAATTAACAAAAGAATTGAATGTTGATGGAAGTACTACAGTAGCTAAGTTTGATATACCAAATGAAACAACAACAGAGTTCCACATTACAAGAATCATTATTCATTTAACTGATGCTGATGAGATGGATGATGCTAAGTTTGGAAGTTTAACTGCATTAACTAGAGGAATAATATTTAGAAAGAAGAATAGTGATGGCAGTTATAATAATATATTTAACGTTAAAAATAATGGAGAATTCGGTGAGTTAGCTTATGATATAGCTTACCAAGACGCAGCTAAGCATGGTACTTATGGATTACATTGTAGGATTACTTATGGTGGCATATCTAAGCATGGTACTATATTTAAAATTAGTGAAGGTGAAGCATTAGAGATTTTAATACAAGATAACTTATTAGCTTTAGATTCATTTAGAATAATAGCTCAAGGTCATTTTGGGTTACTACCATTATAACTAACCAATTAATTTATAAATATATTACATTATAGTTAATATATGGTACTAACAGACACAGACTGGGAAGTTACAAGATCCAGTGGAAATATTAGATACATAGGAGATGACCATGGTGGCTCAAGCCCATCATACGCAACAGTGATTGAATTTCATAGATGGCTACAAGATTTAGCAGATGATGCTAGTAGTACAGGAGATGATGAGGTAGATATAACTGATGAACTACCTTCAAATAGAAGTACAGACAATATTATTACTTTATTAGGTAATTACAACATAGACGATACTGCAGGAGAGCATTTATATGATGGTAGTATAATCCAGAACGATGGAGACGACATCTATGACGGTATAGTTAATTTTGGGAATGCAGAAGTGCAAATACAAATAATCCAAAACGGTGCACTTCTGTCTGATGATTGGTGGAATTATGATGGAGCAGGATTGAATGCAGACTCAACTTCAGGTATTTCACACAGGTTCATGATTAAGGTAAGAAGTGGTGGTACTGATATTGATAACAGAAAGTTAATTGGTACTTGTAGAAGATATACGTATACTTATTCAGAGTTCGTTATTAATGCAACTGCAAGAGGTAACAACGTATTTGCTTTGACAGATTCAAGTGACTTAAACAATAGTACATCAGCAGGAACAGTAGCAGGATGGTCAACAATAGTAAATAATTCAGAAGGATATATTGAAATAGATGTAAATAATGATGGTACAGATGAACCTTATTACTCTGAATGGGATAGAGCAACTTATAGTATTAACCAATTCTATGAAAGAATGAAATGGTTAACCAGAGATGGTAGTACAGAAACTATTTATGGTCTTAATGGTGAATTATTTAGAGGGGTAACTCACGAAATCCCTATCGATGGTAATACTGGAACTTTTAATGATTATGAACCAGTAAGTTGGACAGGCGGAACTGGTCAAATGTTAGCTATTGATAGCACTACAGCTGGAACTAAGATGTGGATTCAGTTACTTACTGGAACAGCACCAGCAGATGGAACAACAATAACTGGTGGTTCTTCAAGTGCAACAGCAGATGTTGATGGTAGTTTTACTGAAAGAAGTATTAGTAAACCATTTTGTGGAGCTTCAACAGGTTCAGCATTAATCTCAGGATATGGATTTGCTTTAGAAATTGCAGACTTAACAAAAGATGATAGGATTCAAGATTTGAATGGTACAACAAACGCACCACCAAACTTAGTTACATTCACTGTAGGTGGACTGGTATCAGGAGAAGACAGAGTATTAGTAGCTCCTTGGGATGGTACAAGTTATGATGCAGAAGGGAACCCTGCAATAGAAAAAGACCAATTAGCAACTAATACAGGTTACTCTGGTTCATCAGTTACAAGTATTGTTGTTACTACAGCAATTCCTTCTGATACTCCTTCAACAGGTGATATAAGAATCGAAACAGCAAGTGGTAAATATCAAGAAGTAGAATACACAAATTGGACAGGTTCAACGTTTACTATTGTAAGTACTAATTTCAGTAGTGATAATGTTCCTAGTGGTGCTGATGTATGGATTGCTTATATTGATGAATTGGCAACGAGTACAACTGCAACATTCCAGAGTTTGTATAGTACAGAAAGAAGTTTAGTTGTAATAGCAAGAGACGGTGGTGCAAGTCCAATTAAACAATTTATCTCAAGTGCAACTTTAGGAAGTTCAGGTGGAAGTGTAACAATTATTCGTACAAGTGATGAATAAAATGATAGTAAAGAACCATAATAATGAGGATGTAGAAATAGAGTCTATTAAGCGTATTAAAGGTGCTAATAACACTTACTATTTCATTGTTAAGGTTCATACTTCAATAGGTTCAACAGAGATTTATCCTTATGAATATTTTCAAGAATATAATCCAGACTTTAACTGGTCACAGGTAGAATAAGATGGCTAACAAAACTATAACAAGCGATACAGATATGGAAAGCTTAATAGCTACTGGTTTAAACAATGGAGAGAATATTACTATTAATAACGGTGCAGTTCTTACTTGTACTGAAACTCCAAGTGTTCTTATTGGTAAAGTTACTATTAATCAAGGAGAGTTACATATTGATGGTACTAATATTTCTAGTGATAATGTTATTAATTTTGTTGGTGAAGGTGGTTTAATATCTGGTGCTAATGATGAGACGATTACAGTTAATGGACAAGGAAAATTAAATATAACAGGTGATTGGTTTGATATTGGTACAACTGATGGAACAAATTCACAAGTTATAGATTTATCAACTACAACAGGGTGTGGCTACTGGGAAAAAGATAGTGCTGATTTTTGTGTTGATGTTATTCCTATGATACAGATAGAGACTGGTAGAAGGATTGATTATGATAATGCCACAGGAACAACACCGAGTGTTGGTGATTGGATTTATTTGACTAGTGACAGAACGGTCATGGGTAAAGTCAAGAGTGTAGGTACTGGTTATTTAGTAGTGTGGTTATTAACAGGTTCATTATCTGATAATGATGCAATACAGTGTAGAAAAGTTGTTGATGATAAAGGTCCTGATATGCAAATCAGTTGGACTGCTAATGTTAATAATGCCAGTGGGGATATTAAAGAAGCTGGTGTTTATATGGAGTTCGGTAATGCTCGATGCGCAGGGACTAATTATATATCCAGTTTTGGTAACGGTCTTGGAGGGTTGGTATTTATACATGAGTTTCAAAGTACTGATTTAACGCTTGGTAGTAATACTGGTAGTGGTTTTGGGGGATTTGTTCCCCCTTCCGGCTGTAATATTAGAGTACCTAATGTGATTGTAAACACATCATCTTTAACAGACGAGAGTTCTGGAACTCCTTACCCAGATGGTGAAGCTTTTGGATGTGCAACTAACAATAATGAGACAGGATGGTATCAGATAGAATGCTCAGCTGGTGGAGAAATTTATATGAGTATTTGTAATTGGGGTAATGCTTTTACTAACGATTCACAAGCAAGTAAATATGATTGTGAATATGTTGGTACTGTAATAAATATAGGTAGTAATATTGCAGGAAGTAGAACAAGTTATCATCATTGTGTTGTTTGTCAATCAATAGAGATAAACGCAAGAAACAATCAATATTATTTTGGTAATGTTCAAGATTTAGTATCTGGTGCTGATGTAACTTTTTGTATGGCAGTGATGGCAAAAGGAGAAAGATTTTCTATTGGTGGAGCGACTAGTATTGGAGTTGATATTAGTGATTGTATTTATACCTGTCCGAGGGCTAGTACGGCTTATGCTACTGGTGGAGGATATACATTTATAACAGTTGATGGTGGTAGTTTTAAAAATAACTGCTTCTTCGGAAATAATCATATTGACCAATCACAAGCATTTACTATAAGTACAAGTCCTAATATTTTGATTGAAAATTGTCAAATAAGTATGACTCAAGATTATACTGAGCAAACATCAGAAAGAAGTGGTATAAGAGCCTCTAACTCTACCGATGTTATGATTAGGGGTGTTAATTTTATTGGTAATGGTACACCTGGAGATATGGTTATTTATTTACTTGACCAGTCAGGGGCTAAGATTAGAGCTATTGGTATGATTGATGATAAGATTGATTTAGGTGTTGATGGAGAATATGTAGTTCAAGTAAATGGTTTATGTGATAGAATTGATGTTGCAAGATTATGGTTTAATAAAAGTTCAACGGTTACAGAAGAATTTTGTGTAGTTCCAACAACAGCTAAAACTGTTCTTGTTCAAAATTGTAGTAGTAAATATGCAGCAGAAGTTCAACCATCTGGAGGTGCTAATACTAGGTTTAAAGGTTTACATGGTGGTTCAGGAACTCCTGGTGGTAGTACTAGTTGGGAAGACCAATATGTGGGTTCTTATGGTAATAGTTTTCATGATGGTTTTAGAAGTGATACTGTTGGTACTATTGCTTGTTTAATGATAACACCTTCGTCCATTGCAGACCAAACAACCATAATAGCAGGTAATCCATTATTCTTTAAAGATGGTGACTTGAATATGTCAAATGGAGATATAATTGAATTTGAGATGGATTATTTTGCTAAAGGACATACAGGATTTAGTGGAACATATACTGCAACAACAGGAACGAGCAGTTGGGGTGCTAATGAATGGAGTAATGTAACTCTTGATTTCCAGTATCAATTAGAAGGTGGAAGCTGGAACGGCACATGGTTGAATGTTAGAACAGCTAGTAACTGGACTGGAATAACTGGAGATATTGAAGAAGGTGTTAAGCTTAAGTTTAGATTTACTGCAACTGGAACTCAAAATGATATGAGTATGTTACTTATTGATACAACAACAACTCTAACAGCACAAAAAGATAACTTTTATCCTATAGACCAAGATACAGTAACTGTTCAAATTAAAGTTACAACAGCAGATGGTACTCCTATTAATGGTGCAAGAGTCTATATTACTAAAGATATTGGTGGTGATGTAGTATTGGAAGGATTAACTAATTCAAGCGGTATAGTGGAAGATACAGAGTATATTTATTCAAGTGATGAAGCTATTAGTGGTTATGCTAGAAAGAGTACTAGTAGTCCTTATTATAAACAAGGTAATGTAACAGGAACAATAACTAATACTGGAGTATTAATGACAGCAGTATTAATCTTAGATGAATAAAATGAGCGAAGTAGAACAGAAAAATATATTGGCTATAAAACAACATAGTGAAAACACTAGAAAATTAGTAAGAGAGTTAGAACAAAAACTTAATTCTATTACTAGTTTAAACCTTAAAGTTTTAGAACTAGAAAACCAAGTTAGAGCTTTGCAAGTTAAAGTTCATACAGGGGGTGCTACAAGTGGTAACAATTAATTGGGCAACTAAAGTTATTAGTATTCTCCGTTCAGAACTAACTCCAATTAGTGGTACTCTTTATGAGTTAGATACTGATTGGTTCAGAAAGCAATTAAAAGATATTGAGGATAGCAGTGATGGTATGGCTTTCGAAAGAACTCATAAACATAACACTGAGGTAACTGTTGCTGGTGTAACTTATGCTAGATTTATAGAAATCATTAATGGATATTCAATTACATTTGAAGATGATTATTATTCTGTTAGATTAACTGGCAGTAATAATAATATATTTGATATACAAAATGGGATTTTGAATCAAAATCACGTTCAAGTTATTCCAGGTAACTCGGCAGGATTAATAGTAGTAACTGAAGATACAGGAAGTGGTTTAACGTCTGAAGAACATAATAAACTAATGAAAACATTAGAACAAGGTAAATTTATTGCCTTAAAATAATTTATTTATTATTTAATATATACTCATCAACAGCTAATTCTATAACCCTACTAAGCACTCTACCACTCTTAGCACACCACTCTTCCCATTCCATTACTTTAGCAATATCAACATAGATTGTTTTACTTTCTTTTACCATATTTAACTAAAAATAGACTTATATATAAGTGTTATTTACCCTACTGCAGTGTATACACGTCTAAACCGTTTATAAACAAAAATAGCTGATATATTATTAATTCTAAAAGAATGGCAGAAAACGACAACATTGCTTATGAGAAATTCAATTTAATTGAAGTTAAATCAGAAGTAGATGGTACTAAAGATTTTTTCATTGAGGGTCATATATCAACAACAGACCCTGATAGTGTAAACGATATTGTTACTAGCGAAGGTCAGGACAATTTGGTTGAAGAAATGAACGTTAAAGACATTACTATGGACTTGGACCATGAAAGTTTCAGGAAAGAGGACGGTAGTGTACCAGATAGGGATTTGAATAAGATACCTGTAGCTAAAGTAGTGGAATCCAAGAGGACAACTATTGGAGCTTATGTAAAGGCTATATTAAACAAAGACCATCCAAACTTTAAAAGCATTCTAGCATCTATCAAGAACGGGTTTCTACATTCTTTCAGTATTGCTTATCACGTTAAAGAGGCTGTTAATAAAATCATTGACGGAAACCAATTCAGGTTACTGAATAAGGTTGAGTTGAGGAATGTTGGTATCACAGGCAACCCTGCTAATACTAATGCGACATTCTCAGTTTCATTAAAATCACAAATAAAAAAAATGGAAGAAAAAATAGAAGAGGTTAAAGTAGAAGAAGTTACTTTGACTGAAATTAAATCTTCAATTGATTCACTTAAAGAGGAAATCATTAATTTGAAATCCGATGAACCAGAGGCAGAACCTGCAAAGGAAGAAGCACCTGTTGCTGAATCAGCAGAAGTGAAATCTCTTAAAGAAGAGAATGAAGCAATGAAGTCAGAATTAGCTGATTTGAAAAGCAAACTAAAAGAGCCTGTTATGACAGGAGCTGTTGAGACTGAAGTTAAGTCACAAACAGAAGAACAAAAGAAGTCAATGAATTTTGACTCATACATATACTAAAATGGCAAATTTCGGAAGCGGAGCAGATATAAACCCTAACGTTGCATTCCACAACTCCTTTATGGGAGCAGTGGCAGACCAACAAGTATACAGTGACCCTATGGGAGCTTATAAAAGGGTAGGAGTTAAGAGTAACTTAGCACCACAATTATGGGACAGATTTGAAGCAATTCAAACTGAAATGAAATCAACAACTACTACAACAGGTGGTACAGGTCTTACAGATAATGTATTAATCCCTATTTCACATGATAATAAAGTGGTTGATTTAACAAGGAAACAAACTCCAGCAGTTACTATTATACCTAGAGTAGCTAACCAAGGAATTGTAGCACCTTACAAACAAATTACTGATAAAGGTTCAGCAAGTTTCCAAGTAGAGAATGCAGCAATCCCTGTAAACGACTTTACACCTGACGTATCCAGTGTAAACATGAAATTCATGTACGCTAGAGGAAGTGTAACAGGTCCAGTACAGAAAGCAGCACCAGGTCATACATTGACAGGTTTCCAACCATCAGGTGGAGCAGTAGGAAGTTTTGCTGACCAGTCTGCAGGTAACATGAACCAGTTTAATGTATTAGTTCAAGCAGCAGCTATGAGAGAGAAGGAAGAAGATACAATCTTTAATGGTGACGCTTCAACTGACGCTAAAGAATACTCAGGTATAATTAAGATTCTAGGAGTTACTAATACAGTTGATAAGAACACATCAGCATTAGACCTTAAAGATTATAATACTTGTGCAAGATACGCATTCGAAGACGGTGGTTTACCAAGTGTAGCATTCTGTGATACATCAACATTCCAAGATACTCTTGATTTGATTGATGCTAAGCAAGGATTCTTCCAAGGAGCTACAGCTACAGAATACGGTTTCACTAGTGTAAAACTAAACGTAGGACATGGTCAAATTGATTTAATCCAAAGTAGATTCTTAAGTTCATCTTCAGGAAGTAAAGCAGTTTACATGCTTGACTTGAGTGTATGGGAAATGAGAGTTCTTTTGGATATGACTTTTGAAAGACTAGCAAAAACTAGAGATAGTGATGAGTTCATGTTAAAAATGTATGAGGTATTATTATGTAGAGCACCTCAGTTTAACGGTTCTATTACGGAGATAGCATAAAATGGCAGCATTAGTAGAAGGTACAGATTATTGGGTGCGTAGAGCATCAACAGACGGAGCTACTACTTTAGCAATTTACACAGTTGCAACAGTAGATGACGCTGACACATTGACAGTGACATTAGCAGATTACGGTATTGACGCAGTATTAGGTGTGGATGGTTACATTCATACAACTACTGATAGTGTAATTGTAGCAGAATCACCTACAACAGCAGTAAGTACAGGAGTACTAACTATTACTGTTGGTGGTTCAACTGATAACAAGAAAAGAGCTTTCAGAGTATTGGGGGTTTAAATAAATGGCTAATGTAAACGCAGCTGCAGTGGAAATCCTTCCACAAGCTGGTGCTGATTCAAAAGGGCAGAAGATTGGTCTTATTGATTCAGTTGCTAAAGCAGCACAGAATGATACTGTTACAGTGACTAACGCATCTAGTGTACAAGTATTATCATGTATTGATGATACTACTGGAGCATTCGAAGCTCACACAGTTTCAGGTGGTGTTATTACAATGACATCAGTAACTACAGGAGCAAAAACATTAATGATTTTGTACAGGTAATTAATTTTACTTGTTTTATTTCTAAAAGAAATCTTTATAAATAACTATATTCTAAATATTAGTATCTATGGCATTCCCTAAGAAAGAAGAAAAGCAAGAAGTAAAGCAAGAAGCTACAAAACATGAAGCTAAACCTGAAGTTAAAGAGACACCTATTCCAGCACCAAAGCCTGAAATTAAGGAAGTTTTAGTTGAGACAAAGATTGATACATCAACTAGACCTACATCGTTTGAAGACAGAGCTAGAATAGAAGCAGAAGTTAAAATGATTAAGATAGGTACAGATGCAAGTGGTAATACTATTTTCAAGCGTTCTGATAGAATTACAGTAGAAGATAAGAAAAAAAGGGAGTCCATGCTTGATAAAATCAAGAAAGGATTACCATTCTAATTTTAACAACACTTTTATAAATAATAGAAATCAATAATTTATTATGGCAAACTTAGTAAGCATTGATGATATAAGAAATTCATCAGGAGCAACAACTGCATTAATAGAAGATGCAAAGATAACAGACATAATAACTAAATCTCAATCACAAGCCCTGTCTACTTGGAAGATATTTACAATACCAACTAAGGTGTTTGAAATAAGAGACGGTACAAACAGTCAAGACGCTGTAGTAAATCTACCTAATGATGAAACAATAGTTAGATATCCATATATATGGAAAATGTTACAATTGAATGTACAAGAATCTGATTTAGATTTAGAATACATACAGATTAATCCTGAACGTGGTACTTTTAGAATCCAACAAGGAGAGGGTACTGCATACCAATACATTTACGGATACAGGACAAGGATAAAGTATTTATCAGCATTCATGGAGAGAACAACCACTATTACAGAATCAAGTGATGCAACAGTAGCAGGAACAAGTATAGCAATAGCAGTAGATGATGAAACAGGTTTTGCTGCAGATGATTGGGTAGTACTAGAAGGAGCTGATGGTAATATTGAGGCTGCACAAGTAACAGCAACTGACACTGACGAGATAACAGTAGATGAACTAATCCAAACACATGAAACTAATACTGTTATAACTTTATTACAGACTGATGATGCATTAACACAATTTGTTTTATACGATGCAGCAACTAACGTGGCTAATTACATAGTAGGTAATACAAGTAACCTGGCAACAAGCTATACTTATCCAGAATATAGTACTACCGTTGGTGTTGCGTACACCCATTGGAGAGAGTCTGCAGAAAGGTTTGCACGTAAGAGAGACGAGTTCAAGGCTAAGATAGAGCTAAAACTAAATGCTATGAGTTAATCTTTAATTATATTTTTCTTTATATTAACTTTATACATACATTTAGGACATTGTGCATAATAAACATTAAGACCCTTATATTTCCAAACCCAACCACAATGATGACATTTGATTTTAGTCATTTTAAATCATATCATTAAATGTTTCTTTAAGTGTATAATCATTACCAAAACAATATATAGGAGTAATAAGTAACATTAAAAAAAGTAAAAATAATACAGGTATAATTAATAATATAAAAGATATAATTTCCCTTATTTTTTTAAAATTCTTATATTTCATTCTAATCCATACCTCTTTTTTGTTCTTGATATCTTTCAAACTCTCTTTCTTTAATATCATCTTCTGACCTTTGAGTTTGTTCTTCTTCTGTT